CATCCATCCAAAATTTTATGTCTTCGATATCTATTTTCATCGTTGAACCTTTGGTATTTTGCTATCTGCACTACTTACACAAGTATCAGTAACGCACTTAGATGGTGCTTTAAACAGCGTAAAACCGTCTTGTAGCGTGCCTAAGGGTTCTTCCTTACAACTGTATGCTCTCTTAACTTCATTACCGCGTATAATACAACTTTGATACCCTGCATTGCAAGTCCAACCTTTAAACTTGTTAAAGTCAAAAGCATTAAAGCGTTCTGCTTGATCTAAATAATATTCCTTTATGCCATCTGTTAATTTAATCTGATAGACTTCCTCATCTTGTATATGTTGTGGAAATCCTTGTTGCATAATTTTTAACTGTTCTTCCGTGTAACTATTGACCACAAATGACGCAGTAGGATCTGATTGCGGCTTAACCGTAACATTGATTCCTCTGTCGGCAAATCTTTGACATCTTTCAAGATACTCGTCAAACTGCTCTGGAACCATAACTTGATTAATTGTAACATATACTCCGTCCTTCATTAATTGAAGACATTTATCTCCAAACTCTTGTTCATTAGCAAACTCTGCATGGAAACTTGCTGTAACACTTCGACGTTGTAAACTCTTAGTATTCTTTATAAAAGTATTCCACCACTTACTGCCCGGTGACAAATTTGTAGTCATGTGTATACTTTGATATTCAGGTACTGTATCACTACAGTAATGATCTATAATCTCCCCAAAGTATTTATAGGCAGTAGGTTCTCCTCCGCTAAAACTAAAATGAAAATCAGTGAATCCATTTTCTCGTGCTTGACGTTTTATTTCATCAATAGTATTTTTATAAACGGTTAAGTCTTGATGATCAGGTTTATCTGTATTAGCATATGGCCAGCAGTAACTACATTTGTAATTACAAAAACGTCCAAGTATCCAACTAACATTAAACAACTGTGTGTCTAACATTGTGCGTTGACCGAACTTGTTAATATCTTTAAATGGAATCGCTATAGTCATTAAATTGTTCTTTTAACCATTTAAAATCATTAATTTTATATAACATTTCTTTGTCATCTTTATATTGTTCTCCCCAATGTTTTCCTATTAGAGCACCATGAATAGCATATTTGCCGTATTGTCCGTTTCCTACAGTACACCAAGTTTCTAAACGCTTTTCTGTTTCTTCATCTACTTGGCCTTTAATAGATCTACTTGCTAATTTTGCACATTCTCTAAACGCACTCTTCCAAGTTGCAAACTCGTCGGTGTCAAAAACAGTCATGTTGCTTATTTCAGGCATTGCTTTAAACTTACTACTAATACTTGTTGTCATGTCGGGTACGGTGGTGTCCATGTTCAGTGTGAGTGATCTAGGGAGAAGTTTAACCCCACCGTATCCATATTCCAAGTTGTTTACAGGATTTAGACTTCTCCATACATGAACTGTTTCTAAATCCCACTCGGAAACCTCGTAATCAAAATTAAAATCGTTTTGCAATACTGCATCGCCATCCACTACCCAAAACATTTTAGTAAAACATTTCTTTGCCGCAAGTATATGTGCTTGATGTATTCCTTCTATATCTTTTACACGCTTTGCCATTGGAAATTTACTTTTTAAAAATTCAAAGTTCTGATCAGCATGAGGCTCACCATAACTAATAAAAACTATATCATACATCTTACGTTATCCCTAATTTTATCTACTACTTCCTGATGAATCAACGGACCGTCATGTGCATTGTCTCTGGCTCTATCTTCATTTTTTAAATTAAGTTTAGCAAACATATCCTTATCATAAGAAGTAGCAAAGTCTCCTTGGAAGGTCCAATGAAAGACTGGAACGCCTAGTGCGTTCCATAAGTTGTTTACACTATTAATATGTAAACTATTTTCAAATAACATTTGACCGTCTTCTAACGCCCAACGTTTAAAATACCACTGAGAATCTAACATTTCGTAAGTGTCAGCCGGTTCGTCTAAAACATTAGACCATTGAATATTTCTATCTTCTAATCTAATTGCTTTTTTAAATAGTCCTTCACGTTCTATATAACCAAAACTTTTTCTTGATGCTTGTGGCCATTGTATTACAACTGCACGAGGTTTAACAAATTTATTTTTAACAAATAATTGTGTGTTAATATTAATAATGTCAGGTCCAGTACCTGCTTTGGCTAAGTTAACAACGTCAATGTTTAAATCTTTACCTAATATATTACACCATAGTTCGTTTTCAAATAACCCAACGCCTTCAGTATAACTACATCCAAAAACAAGAATATAGTCATTATCTAATTTGTCTAACTCTTTAGTTCTATAACCTAAACTATTAAAAGTGTAATCTAACTTGTCAGCAGTAGAATAATATTTCCAATCTGGTTTATTATGTATTACATAGTTTTCAGAATCATCTCCGCAATACCAATGTAATGACTTTCCTGCAACTTCCTCAAAATATAATAAAGGTTTAGACTTTGAATAAATCATTTCTTTCTTGTATTCCCGTAATGAATAACCATATAGTTAGAGTCAGGTTTCATTTGTCTCCAAGGGTCGATAAACACAGAATCTGTTCCATACTCTACATATGGTTCTGGATGGCACAATAAAATTACTCCAGTAGGATTGTATGCACTACTTGGGATTTCAGATACTAACGGATCAATGTAAATTGCCGATTCACCCAGTTCTCGAATGTAGTAATCTACTAATAATGCATAACTTCCGTCAGTATAAGAAACACCCGGTTTGTAAGAAACTCCATTTAACAAAATACTTCCACCATATTTCTCTTTTGTTTTAACAACAAATTTAGCAAGGTTCTTTGCTTGCACTTCTCTTGCTGTCATAATGCTATCAAATATATCATAATCAAGATTAAGTTCTTTTGCCATAAAACGTAAAGCGATGTTATCTCTTGGATGGCAACTTCCGCCATCTCCCATGCCGGCTGTCATATAACGATCACTCATAATACGCATTGTTGATTCAGCAAGTGCTTTAGTAACTACGTCAACATTAATATTTCCTTGACGTTCGGCTACATCTTGAATCATATTAACAAGACTTAGTTTTGTTGAAATAAATGTGTTATAAAATACTTTGATACATTCGCACTCATCATATGTTCCAATTACATAACGAGGATTATTTTCCATTATGGTATCATAAAAATCACGTAACTGTTTTGCATCGCCAGTTTCACTACCGTCGTCAGTACCGATCATAATCATCTCGGGATTAATCATATCCCAACCTACAGTACCCATTGCAATTAAGTAAGGATTATAAACAAATCTAGTATTAGTTACACGTTGTACAAATTCTCTACGTGTTGTTCCAGGTAATACAGTTGATATTAAAACAAGCAACTGTTTTTTATTCATATATTTGTTTGCCTCTTCTAATACTGTATTAACAATGTCGTAATTAAAATCCTTAGGTTCTAAATGACTTGTCGGACGTTTCCCATCATATGCAGGATCGTGAGGTGTTGGAACAGCAACAAATACAATATCAGCATCTTTAACAGTTTCTTCAATAGTGTCTTTCTGATTAATTAAATCAGAAACAATTGGCGAAATGTCATATCCATTTACTTTATGACCTTTCTTAACAATTTCCTCAGCACAGGGTACACCTAATTTACCTACACCAATATATCCAATAATACTCATTTCATAACCTCAATTAATTTTTTATACGCACCGCATTCCAATACAATTTTTGGAACACGACTTTTATCTAAACTAATATCTATTAGTTTATTATAGTTTCTTTCTACTTTTTGTGCAACCTTTTTATAAAGATCGTTATAGTTTTGATTAACTAAATTTCTAATTTGAATTGCAATCATATCTGCACGTTTTTCTTGATTTGGCTCTGAATCAAAACTATAATCAAATAATTCATCATACATTTCAAATCCAAATTCTTCACTTAACATCTTGTGATAGTTTTGTACACTAAAAACCAAAAATGGTTTCTTATAATATATAGGAGCGTAAGTCTTTTCTGTAGGAAACATTGTTTCCATTGTTGATTCATTAACTAGACTTACTAAACTAAAATTATAATCATTTGGCAACGTACTGTATTGAGCAGTTGTACTAGCATACTCTTTATCAATAATTAATCGTTCTTGTTTCCAATACTTCCAATCATAATCATTAATAAGATTATTCCAACTAATACTACCCTTATCAATTAAGTTATGTTTTGCAAGTGTATCCATCATTAGACAACGATGTTGCCAAGGTTGGTTGTTCATACTAATAAATGGAATTGATATATCTTTATTAGAAATTGAATGATTAAATTTGTTAAATTCGTAAACTGTGTTTGCCGGCCAAAAACTTTTCCAAACAATCAAATTTCCATACTTAGGCCAAAAGTTATTGTTGCCTCCAAAATGTCCTGCAACAAAATGAACATTCTTTCCTTTAATATGCTTATTAACTTTTTTTTGATTAGGATAATTTTCCCAACCTAACATACTAAATTCTTCTGCACCTAATATTACAATATTAGAATTTGGATTATTGTCAATAGTCTTCAAGAAGTTGGTTAGACTCCAATGCTTTGACCACATAACGATGTTGTTATAACTCATTTCACTCACACTTATACTTATTATCTGCGTATATAAATATGTGTATGTTTGAAACCGTCAATAAATTTGAAAAAGCAATAGCAGAGTACTATGGTTCTCCTTATGCTGTTGCTGTAGATAGTTGCACTCATGCTATTGAGTTGAGCCTAAGATACTTACAGCCACAAACTAAAATTACTGTTCCAAGTAGGACATATATTAGCATACCCTTTACCTTAGAAAAACTCGGCCTTGATTGGGAATTTCAAGACATTGAATGGACTAGATCTTATCCTCTAGGTAATACAAGAATAATCGATGCGGCTACAATGTTTGAAAGACACTCATACATTAATAATATGTTTATGTGTTTAAGTTTTCAATATAAAAAAGCATTAAGTTTAGGCAGAGGCGGTGCAATACTTTGTCCTAGTGAGAGAGATTATAATATTCTAAAACAAATGGCATATGATGGACGAACAGACGACAAACCTTGGGCGGAACAAAATATTAAATTTGTAGGATATCATTATTATATGACTCCAGAAACTGCACAACTTGGTTTAGATAAAATTAACGATTTAGAAAAAGGCAAAATATGGAGTAGTGATGATTATCCGTATCTGCCAGATATGGATGTTTTTAAATGAGATTGTTTACTTTTGGTTGCTCGTATACCGAATACATTTGGCCTACATGGAGTGATATTGTTGCAAAAGATTTAGGCTGTGAAAATCATAACTATGGAAAAGCAGGTATGGGGAATCAGGGCATTGCTTGTAGACTAGTGGAAGCAAATCGCAAACATAGTTTTCAGACAGAAGATATTATTTGTATAGTTTGGAGTAGTTGGACTAGAGTTGATTTACTTAAAGACGAAAAATGGATTACTGAAGGCAACATACTAAACAGTGATTATTATTCAAACGAATACCTACAAAAACACTGGAGTGTAGAAAACGACGACATAAGAAACGAAACTGCTATATTACAAGGCAATGCTTATATAAAACAATTTACACAAGATATTTTTAATGGGCATATTACAAGTGTTCCAAATCATTTGCCAGGTTCAAATAATATATTTCCTAAAACAAAATGCGTATATCAAGATGACTCACACCCTAGTGTACTAGAACATATGGATTATGTGGAAAATACAATTTATCCAAGTCTTGGATATCATTTAAAACAATCAACAAAAGACTGGTGTTCTAACATGGAAATAATTATTCAACAATTAAAAGGCGAAAATTCTCGAATGAGTAATCTTGAATTAGAAGATTTAATTTTAGAACATTGGGAAGGACGTAAATCATATGTCTAGTAACGAATGGGGACAACTTCGTAAAGTAATTGTAGGAATTGCAGATAATGCTAAAATTCCAAATGACATTGATATTAGTTTACGCTGTGTAAACTTTGCAGATAAATCTGACGAAACAGAAATTATTAAAGGCTCTTATCCGCAACAAGTTATCGATGAAGCAAATGAAGATTTAGAAGTTTTTGTAGATTTTTTAAAAGGAGAATCAGTTGAGGTTGTACGGCCAGATGCTACTGATTGTAATTATTATAATTATTGTCCTCGAGATAGTGTATTTGTACATGGAGATTTAACACTTGCAACACCTATGCCTATTCGTGCAAGAAAAGGCGAATGGAAAGCATTTGAAAAACATTTAAATAATCCTAAAGAAATACGTTGTTATTACGAAAGTGCATTGTATAACACTGACTGCATTGGCAATAAAGACATACTTGCATTAAACGAATTTGAACCTGCTTTCGATGCCGCAAATGTTATTCGTGCTAACGATCACGTTTTATATCTTGTAAGTAATAGCGGAAATAAACTAGGTGCAACACTACTGCAAGATGCATTAGGTGATAGAGCCAAAGTGCATTTATTACAAGACGTTTATAGTTATATGCATATTGATAGTACTATAGCATTCTTACGTGAAGGATTATTACTTGCTAACCCAAGTAGGATTAAAAGTAAAGACGATTTGCCAGAACCTTTTAGAAACTGGGATATATTATGGTGTCCTGAACCTGTTGATATCGGTCACTATCCTAAATGGTGTAATGCAAGTACATGGATTAATATGAACTTGTTTAGTGTAAATACTAAGTTAGTAGCACTTGAGAAACATCAGGAGCCACTACGTAAAGTTCTTGAAGCACAAGGTATTGATTGTGCTATGTTGCCAACAAGACATCAAAGAACACTTGGCGGTGGATTTCACTGCGTAACACTGGATACACATAGAGATGTTTTATAGAGGGATTATTAGCAAACTTTGGAATGATGATTTCAAAGATTTTAATTACGTTAGACAACCTATTACAGGTGAAGAAGCAGATGCTTGGCGTGAACAAGGATATACACATACTACTACAACAGGCAAAATGTATGACAGTAAAAATCCAATGCCTGAATGGGTAGAAAAAGTTGCATCATTATTAAATTTACATAATCCTGGATTTGTGTTTTATAGAATGGATACATTAGATATTATGCCTACACACGTTGATCATTTTAATACATATTGTCGTGTGTTTAATCAAGAACGAAAAAATGTAAGACGTGCTATTGTATTTTTAGAAGATTGGAAACCAGGTCATTACTTTGAAGTAGAAGGTATTGGTGTTGTAAACTATAAAGCAGGAGAATATGTTTTATGGGATGCCGATGCTCCACACGCCGCAAGTAACATTGGCGTAGATCCAAGATACACTTTACAAATTACAGGAAGTTACTAATGTTTGTCCAGGACTTATTCTGGAAAAATATTCCACAGAAAAATATACGCAACAAAGATAAAGGAATGTTAACTGAACTATTCCGTGAATCTTTATTAAAAGATACAACTCGTCCTACTTTTGTTTACACAGGTACTAATCATATCAAACAGTTTGACAGTTTAGAACTGTCTCCTAAAACATATAAAAAATTAAGTAAGGGTGTTGATATCTACTTGTACGAGCCTGTTAGTCCATATATAAAAGATACGATCCATAACAACCATTTCTATAGTGAATTTAATACATTTGATAATCTTTATGCAGACGAATTAGATAGTATTGTTAATTGGCAACAAAAGAACAGTATTAAAAATATCAATGTATATACAGGAGATTATAATATACAAAAATATTATGCTAAAAATTATCCAACATTAAACTTATTTTGCATGGATATATTTTTACGTGATTTCTTTTGTGGTGGTAATACTACACTTGATTTAAATTATAATAAAAAATTTATTTGTCCAAACTGGCGTTATACTAAACATCGTCATTTACTATCTGCATTTCTTGTAGACAAAGATTGTTATTTAAGTTGGAACTTTAAAACTAACTATGAATTATTAATGGACCGCACTTGGATTGAACTAGACAAATGGAGTGGTACTAATTACGAAACAATAATTAAACAAAATATCGATACATTAAATCAAAATATTCCATATGTATTAGATTATAAAAATGCAAAAACAACTGATGCCAGCATGAAGCAATGGCCTGTGTTTGCTCCTCAAGGTAGAGGACTAGAAGCATTTTATTTAGATAGTATGTGTGCTATTGTTAACGAAACACGTTTTGCACAACCTACTGCTAACTTTAGTGAAAAAACATTTAATGCAATGTTATATGGTAGACCGTTTGTTATGGTTGGACCGCCGCATACTTTAAAATATATTAAAGAACTTGGATTTAAAACATTTGATAGTTTGTGGAGTGAAGACTACGACAGTATTGAAAATCCTACAGATAGGTTAATTGCTATTTTTGAATTAATTGAACACATTGCTAATAATGATTGTAACTTACAAGATATAGAAGACGTATTAATACACAATCAGAAATTAGTTAGCAAGTTTTACAAAAATTGTAAAATTCTTTAAATTCAGGAAACGTTTCTACAAGATTAGTATTGCGTCTTTTATCGTATTCTCTAAACCATGTATGAAAGTTTTTTCTTCCGTTTAATAGTTTTTTCTCAGAATAGTTTGTTGTTTCCATATAGTCAACTACTCTCCTAAATCTTTCATATTCCAAACTACTAAATTTAGTTCTGTTTGTGTCATCTAAATTATTAACAATAAACTCTAAGTGCTTTTTCATATAAGGCATGAATTCATCTTTAGGAAGTATGTTTATATCAAACTGAATAGGATCAGTTAGGTATGGCGTATCAAACCTTATACGTTGCCATTTTGTTTGTTCATCTGTATTATATTTTTTACGCCATTCTAATATTTTTTCTAACAAAGAACTAAAACTTGTAACAGAGAATATGTTAAATGTAATCATAAATGTTACAGGCCAGGGTGTGTTGGATAGATAATAATCTAAATTTGTTTCCCAAATTTTTAAATCTAATCCAGTACGTGTATATTCTGCACGGTTACTCCATGTATCTATACTTGTATATAATTTAAAACTTGCAATACAATTAGTTTCTCTAAGTTCTTTTACGACTTGTGTTAATTTTTTAACTAGTGCAGGCTTTACACCCATATTGCTGTTAAGTTCAATATTTAAATGCGGCTTTGGATTTGATTTTAATTCTTCAAAAAGCCTCCAAGTACTTTTATGCATCAAAGGCTCTCCACCTGTAACACGTAAGATGTTCAATGTCTTACTAACTTCAGGCCACCATTTCCACCATGCTTCTACATAAGGATTAGATTCTTCTTCATATAATTCTATCCAGTCAATATCGTTACGATGTGCTGTACTATCTTTATATGGTCCGTGTTGTTTAATTTCGTTCCAATATCTACTACTAAACTTAGGATGACAATAACCGCATTTAAAATTACACTCATTACTAAAGTTTACTTCAATATATTCGGGATTAATATTATAGTCCCAAGGATTACTTGTAATTTCTTCAATACGTTCTGGTGTATGAATACTTGCTGTTTTAATATGTCTATCGCTAATGTAATCTTTACCCATACATTCAATGTTCCAACAGTATTGACAACCACTAGGTTTTAATCCTGCTAACATTTCTCTACGTTCGAGTTTCTTTTGCGGAGTATTATGCAATTGGCTTGGATTATCTATTAATCCTTCTAAAGGAATCTTGTGAGGTGCTGGATGATAACAACTGTGTGTTTCGCCTGTTTGCAAATAGATAGTAACATGATGCCATTTAGCCAAGCAGAATGAAGGAGAAATTTTATCAATTTCTGGCATTACTGTTTTAATTCTGTCTAATTCACTCATTGAATCCAATTCCAAACGCCTCTTATAGCAAGAAGCAAATACATTAACTCCATTAATGCCCTAGGAGTATCACCATCTTTCCATCCCATGTAAATCCATATGCTACAACTAAAGCAAGCGATGCCCCATCCTAACCATTGTATTGCAGGATTACCGCCACTTAATAAAAATGCACTAACCATTGCTAATACAAATCCTAGCCAACGCCAACCATCAATATTATGATAATATCTTATTTTCATTTACGCCTAATTACTCTATCGCCGTTTATGTATACTGTCTTAAAAAATTCACTTTGTAATTTATCAAACGGAACAACGGCAATAGGTAATTCTAATTCATTAATTAATTTCTTTCCTAGTTCTTTACATTCTTCTGCGACTGTAACAGTCTCGTGTTCTTTCCATAACTCATTGAGGTAAGTAAAGTCTCTTGTCTGTGTATGATCCCAATCTGTACACATATTCATATATGTTCCAAGTCGTGCGCCATATACCGCCCAGATACCATTAGGAACATCACAACCTACCATTTGCCAAATAAAAAGTCTGTGTCTATTTTGCCACCATAATGAATTAATATCTTCTGTTGGCTTTCCCCTATCCAGACTCATTTTAACGCCTTCACGGAATCCTGCTCTCCATGCTTGATGTGGAGTTGCTGTAATAATACTTTTACTATAGTTTTCATTTAATTGATAATAGTTGTCAAAGTAACAAAATTCAATACTTGTTTCATCTGATCCGTCAGTGTTTTCATGTGTCTTCATATTTTTAACAAAATCTTTTGTCCACATCTTTAAACTTCCATTGCCATACATAAGTCCGTTAACATCAATTTTACCACACCAACTAAATTGATAGTCATCGTCTACACCTAACTTATCTAAGTCTAATTCAACTTGCATAAACTTAGGGTCGACAATAGTGTCACCATCTACAGTTACAAAATGTTTTGTTTCAGATAAATCTGCACAGGCTTTGTGTGCCGCATCTGATCCTTCTACTCCGTGTACACGTTTTGCCCAAGGTATCTTCCGTTGTAAGTCTGCCCAATTTTCTTCAGCATTAGGCTCATCATAACTTAGAAAGATAATATCAACATCTTGTATCTTAATCTTGTTCAATTTGTATCCCATAACTGTTAAAAAGTTTATTCGTATAAATGTCAAATTCTATTATAGCATCATTATCATTAAATTGCAAGACTAAATTATTTGACGCTAAATTGAATGTTAATGTTCTGTATAGTACAAATGGGTTATTCTTTTCTACTACACTAAAATGCTTTACTGTTTGTAATGTAACGTTGTTTTTGAGCAATGTTTTTGCAAATAAATCACCAAACTTTAATTCCCATTGTTTCTTTTTATAATTTTTACAAATTATAATATCTGCTTTATTAGTTTTTTGTATTTTATATAAACTAGAATTAACGTTATATTCGTATTTCTTTTCGTCGTGCTTATTAACCAACTCATACATTGTGCTAGTTGGATTAAATTGAACTAAAAAGTGTTTAAAATATACTTTACCTTCAATTAAATCTTTAACTTGCTCATAGTCAACTTCGATACTATGTTTACTTAACGGTGTTGCTCCGATAGTTTTTATTACACCACTATCTAAATCAAAATCAAGCCAAGTTTGTGATGGCTTTAACGGAACTTCTTTCCAAGACATTGTCATTGACCTTCTCCGTAGAAGTCAGATATCCCAACTTCAATGTTCCATGAAATAATTGTTTTCATATTTTTTGATTCATTTTGTGGTGCTCTATGTATTAACCAACTTGGAAATATAATAATATCACCTTCTGCAACACAAAAAGTTTCTTCATTTAGAGTTGTAGGATTAATCCACTGAGTACGTGGAGTATCTTTAGGCAAATCTAGATAATACACACACGTAAAATTTCCGCCATGTGTGTGCCAAGAGTGTTTACTGTTCTGTGCATATTGTTGAAACCAAATTTCAAGCACTTTAAAATTTGCATATCCAAACGACTCTGCCCACTTTGCAATATGTTCAGTTAACGGATCTTTTATATCCTTTACCCAACGTCGGTTAGTATTAAATCTTGCAGGTTGCCAATCACAACGAGTAATATCATTATTAGGTCCGATTAAATGTTCTACTTCTTTTTGTTCATTAATTGCTGTTAATAATAATTCTTTAAGAACACTATGTTCTTTAAATTTCTGAACTTTAACTGGAAAATTAATTATTGAATCTGTCATAATATTTCTCCGTAAAATCTTTTTCAGTATAATGAAACACTGTGTCCTGCAAATGTCCACCTATTTTAAGTTGTTGTTTATCATCAATAAAGCAACTAACACGGTCTTGCCATTTTGTTGTTTGTATTTTCCAACTTTGTGCATACGGTTTCATATGTACAAACGTAGGAAATGGTAGTTTAGTATTTGTAACTATATGTTCAACACCTAACACTCTAATTGCTATTGCTGTACATACGTCAACGCTTAAAAACTTTTGCATTTTCTTAGGTGCATACCTTTCATAATAGTATTCCCAGTTTTTCATTACTTCTTCTAAACAAGTATAAAACTGTTTTGCAAATTCTGACTTTTTAAAATAATGTAATGCGACATAAATGTTTGGTAAGTTGTTTGCTTCGAACATTTTTCTATAGTATGTTACATTAAGTTTACACTGTTTATAATCTGTTACATTAGTTGTATAAAATACATCATAATTTTGCATTAAATTCCACCAATGTGTTAAGTTATGACATACTATCATGTCTGTATCTAATACAAAAGTTTCGTCATATGGACAAGCATGATAAATTTTCCATCTGTTTTGTACTTTCCATTTGTGCTCATCTGCTTTATCTTCCCACGGAATAGGTACAATGTCGTCAAACAGTCCTTCTTTAATCCATTCAGTGTCTTCATTAGTTATTAAGCAAATTTTACTGTCTGGATTAGTTTTTCTAATACTCATTGCTAGTAATTCTGCTTGACGTACATAATTGTCTTGTTCATTATTTTGTGCAAGAAAAGTAAAGTTAGGCATTAGAAATGTTCCTATTCAAACTAAACTTATTCATTACGTGTAAGTTTAAGCCTTTAGATTTTAAAAGGGTATACTCTCCCGATCTATTTTGTTTTTCAACTAATAAAGTTAATTCATCATCTTTAATTTTTTCTAAGATATCTTTACCTGTACTATAAATCATCTTTCCTGGTAATTCTTTTACGAATCCAGATCCATAGTGTCCTGCCATAATATGTATTGCTATACTAAAAGCAAAGTCATTCCTATAAACACTGTTAGTAAGTTGATACAAGTTTCGATAGTGTTCATAATTTTCTTTAATATGTGTTATTAGATCAAAGAACACTTTATTAGATTTTGTTTTTCTAAAAAACACAACTGTGGCCCAATAAAATTTTATACTAGTTTCACTTATTAAATCAAATTCTTCTGCTTCTCTCCATCCCGAAATATCAAGACTCTTTGAATAAACCATTAAGTCATTAACACTATTAAAACAACTTAGTAATAAGTCATTGGAAATAATATAGTCAGTATCTAGTACTAGTGTTTGATCGTATGGCGAAACATTATAAGCATTATCTCTATTAAAATTCTTAAAGTTAAGAAGTTTGAACGACAACGCTCCATCATGATAGCGTTTTTTATTATATCTAATAGATGAAACTTCTATAATGTTATCAAATACTTCATTACCATTATAATATTTTTCAACCCTTGCTTTATCATCAGTAACTAAAGTAGTAGGAAGGTTCATGTACTGTTTTACACGATTGGCTAGATAACACGCTTGAGCAACGTAATCTATTTGTTCATTATTGTATGCAAATAAAAGAATCCCATTTGTCATTCTACTAATCCGTCAACGGACCTACTTTTTGTTAATTTTTGATAAGACGTATGATATTCATTAAGAGCAACAAAGTACTTGTCAAAAATTTCTTCTTTAAATTTTTCAATACTTTGTATTTCAATAGGAATACTATTATCATCAATTAATATAAACGACTCTTGTCCGCTACCTAGTAATGTTTGGCAATAATTAATAAGTTCTTTAGTAATAGTAAATTGTCCACCTGCGCAGAAATAAATCGTATCTGTTACAAATTTTTCTTGTAACATACGCTTTTGATTTTCTAGTGTAGCAGAATAATTGCCAAATTCAAGGGCTTTTGATAACTTCTCGTCCATAGTACTGTATTTACAGTCAAAAAAAAAGAGTCACTTAAAAAGTGACTCTAGTGTGACGCCTTGCAACATCACGGTTCCTAAGGTAGTAGGAATTCTTATGTTAAGTTATTTGTTGTAGCAAATGTTGGACTAGTTAATGCTACATAAAGACCAGTTGGTAATCTTTCGCCAACTACACTCTCTAATGTACCAGTTACACTTTCGTCAATTGGGTTAATTGCGCCATCATTATTTGAGTCGCCAGCATCAGAACCAACATCGTCGTCTCTAAATTCAATTAAAAATTCAATTTGTGCTGTTGTATTCTCTTTTGCTTTGATATTATAATCGTTCATTGAATATACACCAGTTCCGTCTTTCTGAAATACAAGTTGATAAGTTGATGTTAAATCAAAGTTTCCAAGACCTTGTGGAGTTCCTGGAGTAGTACCATTTGAAGTACAGTCATCTGATTTAAAAAGAACTGTTCCCATTGATGATAATAAGTTATTCCAATCGTTGTTCTTACCGTTTGAAACATCAGGATCTAAGTCTGCTGTAAAACGAATTTCTCCGCCTGCATTAAAGAAGTGTCTACGTGCATCAGCACTTGCAAAAGTAACTGTAACAACATGATCAACAATACCAGACCATGAAGTAGTTCTAGTACTTGAAGTTTTACTATTAGTAATTGTGCTTTGTGATGTATCTACAGTATAAATTAAATCTTTATCTGTTTCAAGAGTAGTTGCTAAATCTTCATATTGAAGAATACCTCTACCTGTTCCGGTATCAGCCGAATCTTCTTCGATAACTTGGCCTGCCGCTACTGTTGCAATAGACTGTGGAACACTTCCAACTTGGTGTACTCTTGTTGCAACTAAATCAGTGTACAGATCAGCCATGTGTGTCGAATCGATAACTGTTTCTGCGGCTACTTGTGAACTTGCTAACACTTGTCCATATCCAAATTGACCGCTTCCGTTACCTAAAACGTTAGCCACCTTTGCTTGTAATGTATTATACCTTGCCGCTGTTACAACTGCCATTTACTTCTTCCCTTTAAACTTTTAGTACAACTTCTACTAATTTTTCTTCGTGTCTATCATTAGACTCTAGTGCAACACCTACTAATTCGCCTTCGTTGGCTTTTTGTGCAGTACCGTTAGCACCTACGTATAGTTTGTCGCCTTTGTTAACAGGTCCTACAACTCTTACTGGTACTCTACCTTTAAGTGCAATCGCTTGACCTTCTGCATCTGCATTCATTAAGTAAGCAGGTTTAGCAGAAATAACACCAATTGGCATTCCGTCAATTTGGCACCATGTAGTTTCTGAGTCTTCATTATCACTAACTGCCATAATAGTACCTGTTGGATACTCGTCATCAGTTGTGTATTTCTCTGCCAAGTCAGCGTAACGTGCTGTTGTAGCAGTACCGTTAAATAGGTTTGCATTTAGATTTGCTTGACTGTCTCTAACTGCAACTGTATCAGCAGTAGCCGAAGTACTTGCTGTTCTGTTATTCTGACCAACTACCATTGCGTTTGCTGTAGTTGCTGTACCGTTAAATGTTGTTGCCCAAACGTTGTTCCACTTGCTATTAGTATTACCTAAGTTGTAAGTGTTGTTTGCACCAGGAACAATACCTTCTGCTTTAATTTGCATTGGTTCTGTTACTTGTGACTGATCGTTGTCAACTTTAAATCTAATTACAGTTCCAACTTCGTTTGCAATAACACCTTGGTTATCATTTTCAATTGAAACTCTTAAATCATTTGATGCACCAACAGTAAAGCCTGTATCACTAAATCTTACAATTTCAGTAAATGATGATTCTTGTCCCGGAATACTTACAACGTATTCGCTTGCATCTCTTCCGCCTAATTTTTCTGAGTTAGTAGCAGTTCCCCACCATCTATGAGCAGTTGAAGTAACACCTTGTGTAGCGTTTGTTGTGTTCTTCATAGTCATACCTCTATGAATGACATCAAATCCTGTTATGGCATTGTCGGGGTCGGATGAGTCAATCGTAAAGTCTGACGCTGAAAGTACAACAACTACTTCATCGTTTACAGTACCTTTAATAACTGTTCGTTGTGCTTGTGAAATATCTCTTACTGTATCAGTAACAAAACTAGTTAAAGTATCACCTTGTGATTGTGGACCAATTAGGATAAAACCTGTTCCTGTGTTTGCATACAACTGATTGTTTGCATTATCCCACCAAAAGTCACCTTCAGTAAGTCCTGATGGTTGTGAAGAACTTACTTCAGCACCGCCAGTTGTTCTAAATTTTGTGCCGTCATAAAATTTTAGTTTGCTTACTCCTGAATCAAACCAAATTTGACCTGCTATTGCTCTGGATGGTGAATTTGCACTTGAAAAATTTTCTAGTAAATGAACGAAATTTTCGTTCTGGATTTCACCGTAACCAGCATAGTTTTTACCAACTAGTTTAAGACTAGTAGTTTGATCGACTGTACCGTCTTCAACTACCGCAATCTGCGAACCGTCGGTTTTATTAATAATATATGCCATAGTTTCTAACCCCTTTATTGTATATATTTATCGTTATACCGCAGAACTTTGTCCGCTAGTATAAGTCCATACGCCCCCGTTTACTGTACAAATTAGTTTGTATCTTGAAACAGTTAAACTAACTGCACCGTTAACATCACTAAATTCTACGTCTTTAAGTACACTTTCGTTCTCATTACCTACTTCAGAAACTCTAGTTGCTGTTGCTGAATTAGCATCGTATGTTCCTGCTTCACCACTTGTGTTTGCAGAAATAATTGCTTCAGTAGTTGACAATACACTGTCTACTGTAAATGTTCCAGTTAGCGAAGCCATAGGTGTACCGCTATTTACTGTAGCACCTGTAATATCAATTTGTCTACCTGCTGTGTATTTGTGAACACCATTAGTAGTAATTGTAGTTGTTGTACCTTTAATAATGCTCGTAATAAGATTTGAACTTGCTGAAACAGTATGATCAACTTCAACTGTTGACTCTTCTAATGCAGTGTTTAGATCACTTGCAGTAAACAATGCTGATGCTGATGTTTGATCTGTTGCATGAATCTTTGCTTGAACTCCATTAATCTTTGTACTTGCTGGAACAATTTCTTCTAACAATGTTGTAATTTTTGCCGCAAATGTTGCTCCGCCACCTTGTGCTGGATCATATCCTAATCCAGTAATGTTTAATGCCAGTACTACACCTTCGTTATCAATTGCATTATCAACATAAAGTTTTGTTGCCGCATCTGTATCTTGTGCCGGTGTTCCTAATCCTCTAATTATTTTGCTATCAACAATTTCAATAATTGCTGTTGCACTTGTTAATTGTAAAGGTTGTACAACTGATGAAATTAAGTTTCCGTTAATGTTAACATTATCTACATTCAAGTTAGTAAGGGTACCAACTGATGTTAAATCAGGAGCACTTGCAATGTAAGTCATTTCTGTACCACTAAACACTGTGTTACCGTTTAACTTGTACCCTAGGTCTGAATCCCAATAAACATTTGATGTCCAAGAATTAGTTGTATTTTTCCAAAGTAACTCTTTATCGTTCGGAGTTGCTTTTACAATAAAACCAGCATTATCAACTTCTGGATCTGTTAATAATGTACTATCACTTGCAATAGCAAGTTCAATATTTTTATCCTGAATCCTCATGTTTTCTACATCTGTTTGGAATGTTTCGCCAGATATAGTTAGGTTACCGGCAATTTTTACATCACCGCCAACGTCTAATGTTGCTTGAGGATTATTATTAAAAATTCCTATATAACTATTTGCAGTATTAACTTTAATTGCACTTGTGGAACCTGTTGCTTTTCTAACTTTAATTTCTAAGTTTCTATCACGAACTGTATTTTCAATTAATGTTTGGTTATTTACAATTTTAATAACAATATTATCTTCTGGACCAATTGTAATACCACCGTTATTAATAGTAGTAATTGTTCCATTGGTTACACCATTAGCATCTGTAGGTAAAAACTGTGATGCGTTTTTCTTAATACCTTGTGCATTAATAATAGTATCTGCTGACGTTGCTGTTCCGTGGAATTTAAAATCGTCATTAATTATATTAATTCCTTTTTCAACTGCGCCGTTAATGCCATTAATAGTATTACTTGAATCTGGAGTAAATCTAATATTAGAAAGTACTGCTTCTGTTGTACCTCCTACATTTAATTTTACTATTGTTCTGTTACTTTGTGTATTATCAAGAACTGTTTCGGTTGAAAATCCCGACAGTCCTTCTGAACTTGCATATGGAGGTCCTACAAGAACTAAATCAGTTCCATCATAGAAATATAACTTGTTGTTTAAATTGTCGATCCAAAGATCACCTGTAACCATTTGTGGTTGTGTTGGACTTACAATAGGTCCGCCGGCACTTTTAAATTGTGCGCCGTCATATAATTTTAAACGTGACTCGCTTGAGTCGTACCATAATTGTCCAGTTAAAGGATTAGCAGGTGCTTGTGTGTTGGTAAAGTTTTCCAACATCTTGACAAAGTTTTCATTAATAGATTCACCAAAGCCTGAATAGTTACGACCAATTAGAGAAATATCTGTTGTTTGTGTATTAAGTTGTCCATCAACTAGTTCTACTAATAAATCACCATTCGTTTTGTTAATCTGATATGCCATTATTTTGCCCCCGCGTAAATTAGATAGTTAACAGCCAGGTAAGGATTCATAATATCAAAATCTTGTCCTACTGTTGTTGTACTTACCACGCCTCCTGAGAATGGAAACTTCTGTCCTGCATTTGTTCCTGTTGGAGCATCGGCTACTGTAGCATCTGCATCTACTGGTGCACCTTGAACATCACGTGATACGTAATATTGTGTACCACTTGGTCCACGTAAATCGTGTTCGTGTTCTGGTAAGTTTTCAACTTTAATTGGTTTCTTTTCAAATCCTGCTGTGCCGCCAAGTGTATCAGCGTTAGCATCAGTAACTCTATTTGCTGATCCTTGTTGTGTACCCATGTTGTCTTGGCCTAGCGGGAATCTACCACGTAAGTCTGGTAATGCAAATTTACCTAACGCCGGATTTGCTTTATATTTTGTTCCGATAATTTCATACAATTGAGGCCAATCAACAATAAATTCTTCTCTACCGTCACATAATAACCATCCATTTAAATCTGATGCTGTACTGTTATCTCCTGCATATGGAACTATCATTCCAACTGGATTAACTGGTAATGCACTAAACAAGTTACTTCTTGATATTTTTTTAAGACCTGTTCCGCTACCATTTTCGTCATTAAGTCTATTAATTAAAAGTTCGTCATCAAATCTTGATGTTGGAACGTTTGGCTTATTAGTAACAAATGTACTATTAACACTAATATCAAATGTTTTAACTAGTGTAGTTTCGCCTGGTGCTGTATACTGTCCGTCAAAAATAATGTTCGGAGCAGTTACGTCACCTGTAACTTGGAATGTTGTTCTTGAAGCAAGTTTATCTGAACTTCCTGAACGTCCTGTAACTGTTCCAGTTACATTACCTACTAAGTTACCTTTAAAAGTATTTGCATTAACTTCTGCAAATTTTAATATTGCAGATCCAATGCTTCTTGTGTTTGATGTATCTGGAAGTAGTGATCCGCCAAACGTTGCGGTTGATCCTACTTCTAATTCATTTCCAATCCTTGCACTCTTAGCAACACCAAGTCCGCCTTTTGTTGTAATAGCACCTGTTGAAATATTAACTGCTTCTGCAATTCCATTAATAATAAGGTTGTTACTAATAATAGCATTACCAGTTACGTCTAATGCTTCTGCTGGTGATAAGTTATTAATACCAACTTTTTGTGTTGAGTCAATTCTGATAACAGGTTGTAGGTTACCTGCATTATTAATTCTTAAGTCAATGTTTGCACCAGAAGTATTATTTGAAATAATTGCATTCTGTCCTTCAATACCAATTTGAACAACTGCATCACTTCCAACTTGTACACCTGAGTTATTTCTAATAATTAATCCTTTAGAAGAAATTGACTCTTTATCGCCTCTTAAGAAATTTTCTGCTGAAACAGGGTTAGCCTCTCCAGCAATAATTAAACTTTCTGCTTTTTCTGCAATACCGTAATACTTTGCAACACCAGCGCCAGTAATATCAGCAGAACTCATATTAAAGCCTGCCTTCAGCGAACTAAATCCTTGTATTGTTGCCTTTGGAGTAAATGCACTTGTAGCATAAATGGCAAGTACTTTGCCGCCTATTTCAACTTTAAGTGCTGTATAATTAACGTTGTCTGTTCCTGTTAATGTTGAAGGTCGAACACCTGCGGCTAAACCGTCACTAAATTCTGGACCAACTAAAATCCAACCTGAACCTGTATACAAATATAACTGTTGATTGTCTGTATCTGCCCATAAATCTCCAGCAACTGAATTAGCAACATCTGGTGCTGACTCACCTCTTTTTAATCCTCCGGCTTCAATCCAGTTAGTGCCGTCATAAATTTTAAGAATGTTAACACCGATAGATGTATCATACCATAACTGACCTTCTACTGGTCTTTGTGGTGCTGTTGTATTTGAAAAGTTTTCTAATAGTTGTAAAAAGTTTTGACCAATTAACGTACCGTAATCAGTAGTAAATCTTCCTGGGATACTTAAACTAGTTGACGTATCAACTGTGTTATCCTCAATGACTATACTACCTTTATTAGTAATGTCAGTGTAGTTAATAGTATATGCCATCTAATTACCCCTCGTTAAAACCAGTTAATGATTGTACTCTAACTGTATAATCAATTTGAATTAATCTGTTTAACGACTTTTGTACAGGATGGAAAATAACGTGTGTAAGAAGTTTGCCGTCACCAGTTGGACTATAACTTACTAATCCTAGTTCGTCAAATACAAATGAACTTTCTGTATTAGTAGCAGTATCGTTTGCTTCTTGCCCGTTTGGTTCACCGTAGTCTAACAAACAACTTACTAAGATATCTGTATAACTAGTGCCTGTAACGTGTCGTGTTTCAATTTTGTTTCTATTTGGATCTACGTTATTTGCTGATCTGTCATCAACAACCTTTTTATAAGTTTGGTTGTATAATGAAGCATTTGTACCAGTGCTATTTGGTGTTAAGTATGTAATAATGCCTGTAGGATCAACACTAGTACCACCGTTCCCAAATGCCATTTCGTATACAAATCCCTGTCCTGCGTTGGCCAATGATTCAGCAAGTGCAATACTCATATTCTCATAGTGAATTGCATTGCGCTTATCAATGTAAATTTCGCTAGTCTCGGGGTTATATATCTTAATATGACCCTGCACTAACACTCCGTTTTTATCTAATAAATTATCTGTCATTTGTGTTTTCCTACATTGTATTTATTTAGGTAAGTCAACCTCTTCCGCTCTTAAGAACTGTGCGATAGCATTTTCTGTCTTACCTAGTGTTTTTCCAGGGTCATTCCATACTTTTCCAACCCTTCTAATTACTGTTATTCGAACTCCATCTGCTGGTGCAGTTAATAGCGTCATTGTATTACCTAAAATGCTATATTGCGCTGGTTGCAATACGTCACCTTCTGGTGAATCTTGATCAACCGTTGGGTCAAACATATACATAGCATTCTTGCGTTGACGCTTGCCACCAACAAATACTTCAAATTCATTAACACTAGCCGGAGTCCAATCTAGTGTAAATTCTGATGTAGTGCCATCACCTTCATATGTATTAACTAATGTTTTATCTTGGTATGGAATTGTTTGTTGGAATCCCTGATCAAACAACTCGTCTCCTACATTATGAATGTCTCTAACACCTGTACCTAATGTACCTCTACGTAACTGTTGTAAACTGTTACCGTCTTTAACCATATATTCAATACGCTCGCCGTTAACAAATACAACACCTGGAACATTATTGGCTTTATCAGGTATAAACATGGTTTCACCGTTTTCAACTAAAATTTCTTTGTCAAACTGTTTTAAATCTGCTTGTAGTCTATACTTATTCACATCACCTAAACGTTTATAAACTGTTCTATTCAACATATCTTTAAATTGTCTAAATCCAAACTTAGAAACTGTTGGTCCTGATTCAGCAAACTGAATTACTTCAACAGCATCGTTTTCATTTAACGGTGTTGCCATACGCACAAAGAATCTGTCATTTGTTACTTTATAATCAACACTAGGTGTTTGAATCTTTCCATTAACAATAATCCAAACATACTCAGCATCAATAGTTTGTCTCTCAAGTTTAATTAGACCTGCTTTCAGATGATTGTATTCAATATCGCCAGCACTTTCAAAGTTTAGTGTAGTTCTTGTTACAATGTCATAATTTTTACGATCAATTTCTTGAATATCGTGTCTACTAAAATGTGTTACTCTAAAAATTTCGTCTTCAGGTGGAACTGTGTTAAGTGTAATTGTATTTCCACTTACTGTGTATTCTCCGTCAACAGTTACATACACATCTAGTCTTGCTCCAGGAACTTTAACGTTTTCAAAAATTTCAACACTAGAGTTTGCAGGACGGAAAATATAATCTATAGTATATGTAAGTTCTACGCCGTTCAATAATACTAAGATATCATTAGCACCTAATGTACCGCCTGGTTGTTGCCAGTTACGTAATGCATATTCTACTCTGTCATCAATAATAAATGATTCGTTGTATCCTGCGTTAAGAATGTTATCACCAACTCTAACAATTAAGTTATGACTTGCTGGTAAACTACTAAATGGAGTTAAACTTAATTCATATGTTGATGTACTTCCATCTGATCTAATATTATCAGTTTTAATTTCACTAAATGTTTGTGCGTTACTTGCATAAATTCCATAATTAATTACTGCACCTTCAGCCGGTGCTTGACCAAATGTAATTGCAACTTTGTTAGCAGTATCATATGAACTGTCTGTTGTTTCTAAAATATAATCAACTTTCTCGCCATTAACTGTGATTAAACTGTTAAGTTCATCTTTCCAGTCAACTCTTGTAAGGAATTGAATTGTTGAGCCGTCTCCAGTAAATGTATCTAGATCTAATATTTCCTCACCATTGCCGCTCATTGTAATAATGTTTACAGAACTATTAATTGCTGGTGCTGAAGTAAATGTTATTGTTTTGTTTTTATAATCTACTGTATAATCTGTTCTAACAATGTTGTTTACTTTAACAAAAATAGCAAACTTACTTTGTGGTTGACCATCATAGTTAAATATCTTTGTAACATTATCTCCAACATATGCTACACTTTCAATTCTACTTCCGCCTTCACCAACTCTATCGTATACTTTAATATCTAATGTATCAAGAACTTGTCCAGGAATAAGTTCCTCTGGTCCTTTAGATGTTGTAGGTGTAACAAATCCGTCACCGTCGATAACAATATCTTCTGGATTTATACCTGAAGCAGTTGCATATGCTAAGTCACCACCGGTAATTAATGTATCATATGCTCTTGGATCAGGAATAAACGAACCGTCTGATGTATTTTTGCGAATAACAATTACATCGCCTGATTGTGTTGGTAAAATCTCTTCATCAAATTTGATTACCGTAGACTCAACAATAGTACCATCATCAGTTAAAATAAATCCTGTTTGGCTTGCTCCAGTAATACTTTGGATGATTGCATTTGGATTTGTAACAGGATTTCCTGTTCCAAAGTTAGGATCATCAATTCTTATACCATTTTTATAAACATTATATTCAATACCTGTTTCTAATGCTTTAGCAAAGTCGTAAATTTTTGTACTGTCATCACTTAAACGGAATACTTCATCTTCATATGTATTATCATATGTATCATATGCAGAAGTAAACCACGAATCTGCACTCCAACCCGAGCCACCGCCAAAGTTGAAACTCTTAACTTGAACACCACCGTAGTCAATGCCGTCAAGTAATTGCCCTAAGTCATTTGCTAACTGTCCTGTAGTTGGATTGTAGAATAAGTTAATTCTATCTGCCGCAGTTAATAATGATATATCTTTAAAATACTCAATTGTTATAGTTTTGTTATTAGCAGGAGGAGTATTAAAAACAATTTGGCCTATTTTTCTATCATGTGTTCTACCATTACTGTCATTAACATTAGTAATAGTATAATCTCTTGACAGTATTTCGTCGTCTCCGATAGTAATTTTAATTTTATTTGTTCTTAAATCTACTGGCCATTTTAAAGTAAATTTATATCTTCCGCCTGTTCCAGTAAATGTTTCTGTTTCATCAAGTGTTGTTATAAAGAACGCACCAGTTACTCTATCAAACTTAACGGCTAAGTGTGTAGCACGTAAATTTGAATCTCCAATAACTGCACTTGCTTTAGCAACTGTTCCGTTATCTCCTGGAGAACCATTTAAAGTAATAGTAGGTGCTGAAATATATCCTGTACCCGGATTAGTAATTCTAATCTCAGATATAGATCCGTTTTTACCAATGTACGCTTCAGCAACAGCGCCGGTGCCGCCGCCGCCGGATATTTCAACTGATGGTGCATTTAGATAACCCGAACCTGCTTCGTAAATATTAATTTCTTTAATTTTAAAACTTACATTTTCTAACCAGTGCTTTTGTGGATAAGATGTGATACCGTTTACTTGTACAGTATCATTTACTACTCTAGTATCTACAGGAACAATTTTTCCTCTAGCATCACTATAGTAAGGTGGCAAATCAAAATCAGTAACGATTGTTTGAGTATTATCATCACCTTCATATGTTGATAAGTATTCTCTAATTTTAGTTTTATAAGGTTTAACTTCTTTTACATATTCTTCATAACTTTCTAAGAAGTCATTATTAAATGTAATGTCTTTTCTTAGTTTACCAACATTATGCTTTGCTTTAACAAATGAAGTTTTAAATGCCCAATCAATAAATGGTTGTTCACTTAAAATATAACGCATTTGTGCAAAGAATAATTCATTATAATGAATTGCTAAGTCATCAACAAATATTTTATCACGTAATGATGACAGTATAATTCTTAATTCTTGAACTGGTATTAAATCAAACGCACTATCATCATATCCAAAACTATCATAACCAACTAATTCATCGCTATAATCGTACAATGCTTTAGATAGTTGTACTGTAGCATTTTCTCTACCGATTGTTTCATAGTTAATAGTATAATCAACATTTACTTGTTCGTCAATTTTACGTAAAAGTAACCAGCCGCCGGAACCTACATTGTTAATTTTTACAATTTGACCATAAACGTCATCTAACGATTCTAATTCGTATGTTTCGTCAATTACGAAATCTGCTTTAGTTAATTCATTATAACCTTCTGCATACCAATTATCATAACTCCAATAATCTCTTACATCATAACTTTGACTAATAATTCTATTCCACGGATAATTGCCGCCAACGTACTCGTAAACTGACCATCTATTAGCATAAGAAGTGTCTGTATTAACTAACACAGAAAACTTACGTACGGTAATTACGTCTGTACTGCTGTAATTTGAACCTTGATTAATTACTGTTGCACTAATAACCGATCCAATGCTGTTAATTTCAAGAGCAACTTCAGCATTTTCTCCTGCTGTAGTAACAAACTCTACTGTTGGATTTGTTTTATAGCCTCTTCCTCCGTCAACAATATCTACTCTAATTAATTTACCATCAATTATAGTTGCATTAAGTTGTGCAGTTCTTACTTTACTAACTGAAACATATTGAAGTTCTAAATCTGTATCAATTGTCAAATCATAAAGTCTTGATGCTAGGGTTGGTTTAGGATCATTACTATCTAGATCTGATAAATCAAAATCATCAATTAATACATTTTGTTTTAATACAATGTTTACTCTTTCAATTGCTTGTTTAAGTGCTTCAACTCTGTTAACAAACATAGTTTGTCGTGGGTTGTTTAGTACTCCGTATTTGTCTTGATTTCCTAACTGTCTGTCAGGAATTTCTCTACCTTGTTTGTCAAACCCAATTAAACTATCAAACCATTTTTCTTCTAAGTCTGATTTAGGAATACTTGTACCAAGTCCATCAGTAATAATATTATACTGATTATGAATATTCTGTTCAAGGTTATCAATAGTCCAATAACTAAATTTAATAACACTATCTTTTCCTGTAATACTTGATCCTAAATTATGTAACGCCCACTCATTATCTCTTAATAAGTTTACATATTTGTATCCTTGACCATTAGGATCTCTAATTAATTCTTGAACATCGGCACCACTAATTGATCTACCTGGTACATCTGGAACTGTTTTTTTATTTCTTACCCAGAAATAATTGTAATTTGTAAACTTTTGTGCAGGTTCGTCATATACTCTTCTAGTTGAATATACACTGTCGCCGTATTTAGATTTTCCGCTAATACCACGTGTAAGTCCTTCTTCTGTATCTGCATCTTCGTCCCATTCGCTTGGTAATAATGTTGTCTCTACCCATTCATAAATTTCAACTTCAGTACCTGGAAAAATTGTATTAAACTGATTTGTAACACTAAAAATATTTCCAGTATTACTATAAGGATTAATAAATCTTACAGCATCAATATCCCACCATAGTTTACCAACTATATCAACTGTATTAAAAATAGTAGCATCTTTAACTACCCCTACTACACTATCATCTACAATATTATAACTTGCAGGATCATATGTAGTTTTATATGATAATTCAACTTCTGCCGGTCCGGCAATTTTTCCTTGTAGCGGATCAATATAATCAAGATACTCATCTACAACATTAGTTTGTTTGTTGTAAATACTAACACTTTTAATTTTGTTAACATCAACAACTGGTCTTGCTTGACGCTTTCTTGTCCATAACTTACCTGTTGAAGGGCTTCTATAATCAAATACTGCGCCCGGAGAACTATTTTCTTCTTCGTTTAAGTAAGTAGGTAATCCTGCATAAATGTGATTATTGCTAACTGCTAATACTTCACCAAAGTATACAACATTTGGATCTGAGTTTTTAATTTTATCAGCATAAACATATCTATTTCCTGTTAATTCAAATACAAATATCTCACCTGTATCAGTAAGTGTTGTATTAAACAACGTTGTTCCGTTATCAAATAATGTTAAGTTTGCATCAAATTCTGTTATGCTTGTTGAATCTCCGCCTGATGATGTAATAACTAATCTGTCTCCACTAAATTTTACTTTAGAACCAAACTTTTCATTTGGTAATCCTTTTGGACCAGTTAGTGTTTGTACTAGACTAAATGTTCCGTGAATTGATTCATATAGATAAACTGCACCAGCATTTGTATAAGTTGTGCTCCAATTAGTTGCACCTACAGCAATAAATTTGCCATCATCAGAAACAGCAACACTTGATCCGTAGTTAATATCTACTTTCTCCGAATCAACTAACTGATCCCAAAGGAACTGTCCGTTAATTAATCTGTAAATCGCAAGTTTAGGAGTACTTAATGCACTGTCAACTTGATCGCCATACTTAACTACTGATGCTAATACGTGTCCGTTTTTACTTACATCATAATTTGATCCAAACTGTAATAGATTAGAAGTTTCTAATGCACTATCATTGCCAACAATAAATCCTGTATTGTTAGGAATGTATCCGTTTAAGTCAACGCCTGTTTCAACTAACACCCAGTCTGCTAAATTAAATGCTCTAGGTAAAACATTAGTAGTTGCTTGATAAATTTCTTCTGCATATTTTACATATTCACCTTCGTAATATGTAATAGTCGGATCGTGTTCTCCACGATAGTTTTCATCTGAACCTAATTGCCAGCCTAGTGACTCATCGTAATTAATAATATTAATTCTACCAGGTTCTGCAAATGTGTTATTACCCTTACTTGAAATATAAATTGCACGACTTCCATCTGGTCGAGTAATTAAATCTATAGTTGCTCCAAGATGTTTGTAGTTAGTACTATCTGGCATTGTATAGACGTTTGTTAATACATAGAAGTTACTAGCATTTCTTTCGTAAACTGCATATGCTCCTTGACGCACAAGTCCGCTTGCTATCCCTGTTTCAGTTACAGGTATGTTATAGACTCTAGTCCAATCATTATTTGATAATGAAGGTGGATTTGCCTCTCTTGGAGAACCTTGTATTACTGTTTGTTTATAAACCCAGTATTCAAAATTTTGTAATGTTCTAGTACTTCCTGGAGTAAGGTTTTCGCCTCTATCAATAACAATAAGTGGACCCACTGTATTGTTTGTTAAATATACTCCTATTGTAGTACCAACAAGTCTAATAGTTCCTGCACCTTGTGAACCTTCAACTATACTTAAACTTGAAATGTTCCCAAATTCACTACCTTTCTTCCATGTTCCTGTTGTATTTCTAAGGAAGAGTCTTAAGTTATTAAACACCTTTTCGACATACATGACTTCACCTGTTGCAAGAGTATCGTTATCTCTTACAATATCGCCAACAACTGGAATATACGGATTACCATAATTGGGATTGTAGTCAGGATCGCCTGGTGTTGGCGAACCACTATTATCAAAGTTAGTTAAGTTTACATTCGCCCAACCGTCCCAGATATCATAAACTCTGTGAGTTGTTCTATTCAGATAGTCGTGGTCTAATTCAGGAGCAATAACTGATGGCTCTTGTACAATTCCATCTGCATTACGATATTCATTAAACCAAAATTGAAATTCATCGTTCGGTGCTGTAATATCATTTTCAAGTGTTTTAGGTAATCTGAATACCCACTTGTCTGAGATTTCATATCCTGCTTCACTATTCCATGTTAATGTTTCAATATATGACGGAACTCCAGGATCAGCGTCATCTACAATGTTATAAACATTTTCCCAATAATTAACTGTACGAACTTCTGCTTGTTTAATAATGTCTTGAACAATTAAATATGGTTTAGTTTCAATAGTTTGTGTTACGTTAAATGTCTGACCGACTGGAATTTTCCACCAACCTGCAAGATCATCATTAGGTTGTTGTACTGCACGTTCGTAACTACCGATATTAATATCGCCAACTGTTAATGTACCTTCATCTGCAAAATCGCCATTTGTTTCATTAACATAGATAAGTGTTCTATTGTCACCAGTTGTATATTTGTATACAACAATACCTAATGCAATATCACTACTAATTGTTTCTCCAATATCTGGAATTGCTTGTGTATTGTCAACTAATAGTATATCATCAACCTTTTCTTCAATGATGTGTTCTCCTGTAAAGAAGTCTGATGATAATATATTGCTGTCATTAAATGGATTAACACCTGATGGATATCTAGTATTTTTAGAGTTCCAAATTAACTGTAATTTGTCGCCAACTGCACTTCCTTCGTATTGAACTGATTGGGCTCTAATTAAAACGTGATCAGTTACTTCTTCTTGGAATGTAAAGTTTCCTCGTAAAATTAACCAAAGGTTATCATAGACTCCGTCGTCATCTGTACCGACAACTGCGTTAACATGAGATGCAAAACTTGGATATGCTAAACTGTCATCACTTGGAAATACTGTTGTTTTTGCTTTCCAGAATTGATTAGTATACTGTACAATGTCATCTTGTTGATATGTTGAAACAGGATCAAATGTACCTTTGTATGTTGTTTTAACATTGCCAGCATAAGGAATTCCAACTACAATAAACTTACCGTCAGTGCTTACTGCTGTAGAACTACCAAAACTTTCGCCACCTGTAAACAAGTTTGGAGGACAGTCAAGTACTTGTGATTGAATCATATTCAAGTTTTCTGCCGCTCTATAGTGAATGTCTACTCTACCTAAACTAGTGTTAGTAGGATTAGGAACACCTACGGCAACTACTGTGTTAATATCGTTAGCAGAAATGCTTGATCCAAAACGTCTAGTATCACTGCCAAACACTCCATCGAGTGTAGCATTATAACTTTTTTGATTTAATTTATAATTGTTTGTATTCTCTAAAACAGTCCAACGGTTAACTTCATCTGAATCAACCCAAACACGCTCATTTGCTGAATAATTATCTCGGGTAACAACTGCATTAACATCTGTCAATGACGGAACTCTTACTGAGTTAAGTTTAACAAGGAATCCGTTTGCTTCTGGAACGTCAGGTACTTCTCCTGTAGTTTCAGCATATACAATATTAAGACTTACTCGTTTAACTTTATAAAATCTTTCTGAATCTGGTATTGTTCCTAGTACACCAATAATGTCATCTTTTTCAAATTGCGGGACTCTATTAAGTTCAATCTCAATAGAACTTGAACTATCACTATTAATAATACTTTTAACCTTGAATGGTGTTTCAGTTTGTCGTAAAACGTCCCACGATTGTCCACGTTTACTAACCCAAACATACTGACCTACTGAAACTGATTTTACAGAAAAGTCTAAAATACTATCGTAGTTTGTAAATTTAAAATCAATATCATCTTCAGCAACATACCCAGCAGTTTTAATATACGAATCTGAATCGCTTAAATCTTTAGTTGGGAATGGTGTATGATTATAATTTTCAGGTTTAGAATAAACATCATTTTTAGCATATCTATATACTAAGTCTGTTGCTTGTGGATCTATATTTTGTACCAACTGGAATGGCTGTGGCTGTAAACGCATCTTTGATTCGTCAATTAAATATTCAACTTCTTCAAAGCCACCGCTTGCTCCATATTGACCTACTTTAAATGCCCACTCTTCAAAAAATTCTAAACTTGAATTTTCTGTATTAGACAGAGCATCAAACAATTTACTTAAACTATTTTGTGTACCTTTATCTTGAATAAATCCTTGATAGAATTTATATTGACTAACTGGATCAGGAATAATATTTTCTAAATATTGTCTCTTTTGATATCCAATTAAATGTTGTGCAATACGTTGTTGTTCACTATCGAAGTTGTCAGTATCAAGATCATAAAAGTCTGCAAACTGATTTGCTTTATAATCAAAGTTTGGAATAAGTTCTGATTTAGGTTCTTGAGGTAATCTGTACCATTCTGTATCATCAAAATTTAAACTTCCTGGAATTTTCTTTTTAGCACTATAATAAAATGTTTTATGCTTTACAATATCAGCAATAGCATAATCAGTATTTTCTTCCCAGTCTTTAATTCTAACATCATTGTACGTAAAGCCAGGAACATCAAAACTTCCATTCCAACCGCTAGTACGATAGCCAACACCTTTAATACGTGCTTGTCTATAACCAGATGCTGGACTATAAATTGTATCATTAAAGACTGTTGTATTATCAATTAATACAACGTGTTCTTTTTGTACTAATGGAAGTTTTAAAAAGTATATTCCATCAGCAGTATTTTTAAGTTTTAATCCAAATTCGTTTTGATTTGTTCTAATAGTATTAGCAAAGTTTTCACTTAATTTTTGTCCATCTGCTTTTAATAATGTATAATCATAAAAATTATCAAAGATGTTATCAACAACTGCATAGTCTTTACTAAATTTTAAATTGCTTGCACTAGGTGAAAGTGTAAGTAATGCACCTGAACTCCAGTTCTGTGTGGTCCAGAATAAAAACTCCCTAGCACTTAGTTCCCAGTTTTCAATAGTTTCAATTTCACGATTAAAATTATCAAAAGAAAACCCTTTATATTCTAACCATTGTCCGTATCCTAATAGGAAGTCGATAACTTCTTGAGGTGTACGCATTAATGTTCCGTACTTTAATTGTGTCGCATCAAGTTCAAAGTTTCTTCTAATAACACCTTCAACGCCGCCTTCAATTGGTAACTCTGCTAGTCTAGTAAAGTTATCTAAATTAAATCCAGCACCAGTGTGTGTTACTTTTACTCTAAAGAAGTTGTCGCCGTTGCGGACAATTTGACCAACTCTATACTGCTCGCCATTTTGCCATTCAAGGAATGGTTCGCTTACTCCGCCAATATTAACTACAGGATCTGAAGCACGGTCAATTGGTTTATTATATAAGAAGTATGGACGACTTCTGTCATATCCTTTAACAACAAAACCCGAAGCATTCTTTTCAATAATAACACCACTGTATGAAACAGTATCAATAGGTGTTGAAACGTTAAAGAAAATCTTGTAGTTTTCTTCAGGAATAAAAACATTACCTTTATTGCTAGGTGTTCTTGAGTCTAGTAACAACTTAAACTTAGCAGGAGTGCTAAAGCCTCCCATTTTAAATCCTAGTTGTACTCCGATAGTTTTTACTTGTTCACTATATGTTTCATTTAACTTTGTAACATCTGCATTAATGTAATTGAACATATAGTTGACCAATCCAGCAGTAGTAACACGAGTTTGTGATTCCGCTGTATTAGGGAATATAATATCTGTTGGTGTAAGACGTTTATTGCTTGTATTATAAATGAGTTCATTTGCCGCAGAGCGAACTATTCTTGCTCTATCAAATCCTGTTCCAATAACTTTTGCTGGTTGGCAAATTAGCCAAGCATTAATTAATGCAAACGGTAATTCTGAACTTCTGCGCCATGCTGTTTCAGTTGGTGCTTCGTCGCCAAACACAAATGCTTTATTTGTATCAGGAGCAATAAGTCCTCTAGCATATCCACTTTCATACGGACTTACTAATTGTCCTTGTGAATTTACTGGAACGTATTTTGTAAGATCTTTACGTGCATAATTAGGACGATATCTAATTGGCTTATTAGGTTCTCTAACCCTGCCTACTTCTAAATCTTCCCAAAGAATTAAGTTTTCTTTTGTGTACGGGGCTGGACCATATACTTCTGTCCACCAAGTCGGCATTTCAACAAACCCTAAAATTTTCCAAGGTGTTGTATTCGGAGTATCTGTACTTAGATATTCATTATAAACACTACGCCAGAAACCATTTAATGGCTTTCCATCTGGATCTGACATAATAGAGTAATTCCAAGTAAATGAATCCTCTCTGTCATAAAAACTAAAATCTGTATAATCAGGATCGCCTGCAATGCTTAACCATTCAATAAAGTCTGTAATAATAATATCATCGATATTATTTTTAGTAAATTGAGTTTCTCTTGAACGATGGCCTACAAAACTATCAATATCAAAAATATCTTTATCGTATTGAACTTTAATATTATTATAGATTCGTTTTTCTAATTCAAGAATAACATCATCTCTATAATCTCCGTATGCCTTTATAATACTACCGTCGTGTCCTTTAATAACAACTTGCGGAGTTCTGTAAGTGTTGTCAGTATATTTTACAGGAAAATGTAATGGCCATAATCCTAATTTTGTTGGAGTTGGCGGAATATATGAAGCATCAGTTGATTCATATTCGTAAATTGTAATTACATCGTTAACTGCAATTTCTAAACTGTCTTCTAAACGAATAAATCCTTCATCTGTAAATGTATAATCTACACTGTGCATTAGTTGTTGATCGTTTTTGTAAACGTAAACTGCTTTTGCACTAATATCTAATAAACTAAACGGAGTTGTTAAACTGTAAAACCTATTACCTGTATCAACAACATTAAACTCGCGAACTTTTTTCGCGCCGTTACCAATCATATCAGTCCAATAAAATGCTGACTGTTTTGATTTGTCCGATTGCCATTTTTCAATAATCTTATCTACTAAAGTTCTTGCAGATCCATCAATACCTAAATTTGAAGCAATGTTAATAAATGATCGTTTAAACTTAGCATATTCTTTTCTAGCATAACGGATGGCTTTAACCATATTAAAATCTTTATTAGTAATATGATAAATTGCTAAAGGTAATGCACCACTATGTTGAGTAAACTTAGTACCGTATTCTGAAAGTTGGCCTAAGTCTCTTAAATTACTAACTCCAGGAAACACTCCTGAAAACTCATTAACATTTTCAATAATGCTATTAACATGATCATTAACTTCACCATATGTAAAGTTAACAATATTTTGATTCAACGGATTGTTTTGTAAGTTAATTGGAAACTCATATTTGCCATTACTGTTTTTATCTGCTTCACTAGTACAGCGTAAAATAATATTATCACCGGTTGTAAGATCGTTAGTAAACGTAATATATGCAACACCGTTTTCTCTGTTAATTTCCCAATCTGCTCTACGCTCATTGTTAACCCAAACACTAACTTCTAGTTCGTTAAGATCTCCACTGCGATTATAAACATCGATAGCAAAGTTATTTTTTTGACCTTCAACAACATATTGACGAATAACTTTTTGCTGACTTTCTGTTGTTGCTTTTTTCCAACCACTTACATTTTCATAAGTGTTTAAATCTGTATACTTTCTTAAAGTAGTAGTATCTGTTTTTTGAGTATATTGAACTTGATTTACTTGGTATGTAAATTCGTCATTTAACAGATCAAAGTTAAAAAGTATATCTCCACTATTTTCAATGTTTCTATAACTTAACGGAAATCCTAGCACACTATCGTTAGTACCAGTTCCAACTTTATAACTAAAAAGTTTTGTTCCTTTAAATGTAGTTGATATATAACTATCAAAATTTTCATCTGAAGAACTATACAAATTAAAGTATGGTGGTTGGTTTGCAGAAATCTTTTCTTGTGCTTTAATCCACTTGGTTCCATTGTACCAATAAATTTTGCCTTGATTTTCAATACCTGCTTTAATCAAAACAGTTTCGTTTGTTAATGGATCTGTATCTGACTCTTCTTGTAATGCAATTTGACGTATACTGTTATGATCGATAAATTTAACTTTATAAATCTTACCATTAACACGCTGGTCTGGGTCTGCTGTAAATAGAATACGCAAACCATCTGCTAAATCAATACCATCAATGTTATATCCAATCGAACCTTCAATTAATGAAAATACATCAATAGTCTTGTCGTCAATTAAATCAACATTTGTTTTAAATTTAGATCCAAAATTGTAAAGTCTTAATCCTGCATCAAATTCGATAATTGGTCTTGTTGCCCTTGCTGATTGATCAATATCAATTGGAGTGCCATTTTCTCTAGCAACAGTTTCAATTACTGATCTATGAAACCATCTGTTATGTCTGGTCCAAGGGTTTCCGTCAATTGCCGCTCGATTAATTGTGATATAATCTTTATCCTTAGGATAGTTTAGTGCTTGACCAAACGGAAGTTTGTCAAAATTATCACTATCAAAAGGTACAAAAACACTTTCACTATAAGGTCCTGTAATTTCAAGATCTGATTTAGCAATTAAGTTAATAGAATCTCCCACACCTTCAACATACCAAGTACCTTGAGCATATTTTGCAGGTGTAACATCTCCTAAAAATTCTACTAACATACCGTTTGAAAGTTCTACATCTGTTCTTGTTTGGTATGTCTTCTTTTGTAATATTTCTTCTTCTACATTAATTTCTGTATTTTCTAAAATATTAAAAATATTAATTAAGCCACTAGTATTAACATCGTCTTTACTAATATAAAATAGTTTATCAGGTGCATCTAAAGGCACCGTAAATTTAATTTTACCCTTTTCAACAAACACAGTTGCCGACTCAATGCCGTCAGTCCATAGTGTTGAAATATTATCTCCTTGGGTAAATCCCTCGATGCCGCCTTCTACAGGTTCTACTATGTATTCACCAGTGTCGTAACCATCGAAATCATATAACTCGGCTTCAAACTTACCTGGAGCAATAACACCTTCGACTGTTTCTGTAACTATAGCCTGTCCTGGAGTAAATGCCCTATTAGTGGCAAACGCAATAGGATACCCAGGGGTGTCAACCTCAAAGATGTAAGTCTGACCTTTGTAAAGTTTTAAAGTAGGATTTTGTGTTAGGCCCGTAGGCGTAAATTTATATGCTACGTTGTCGTCATTCTCCTCTATTGTTACTTTAAAAGTTGAAACAATTTCTTTATTTTGTCCGTAAATAGGTAAAACTTGTGGTCCGGCTGGTAACCAATAATATTCGCGGAAGTTTACAAACTTATCCCAGTCGATATGTGGATTCCATGCATAATATTCTTGTGCATTAATTTTTGAATGGTTAGTATTAGAATTTCCAAATGCTGATAGTTGATTTATAAAGTCATTATAGTCTTTATAAAAATCAACATTATTAAATTGGTCTTTGATAACTACAGAAGGCTCTAACTGATAATTTTCTCTATCTGAATTTACATCATCAATGTAGTTGTCATCAGGTCTAAATGCTTTAGCATCTCTTCTGCCGAAATAAGAACTAATCTTTTCAATCTCGCCAGGTTGCATTAACTGGTCAAGTGTACTGTTAAGAAACTTCTTGTTTGCTACTGTTCTAAAATAACGAGGTAAGTGTTGTAAACTGGTTCTTTTTTCGTTTTCGTTATCACCAGGTTGAATTGGAAACTCGTTTTGATCATTTTCAAAAGCCATTAGTAACTGCTTCCTCCGCTATTTGAAGTAGATTGGATCCCAGCATTTCCACTGGAAGCCGTTGTAGTTATAGCACCTGTCGCTCTTAACCTTGATGCTGTAACACTGTCGATAATTTCGACGTCGTCGACTGTTGCTCCTGAGATAAAAATCTCATCGCTTTCAGTTGTTATTTCGTATAAACTACCAAATGCTTTGTCTGTTTGTTTAGGAACAAGAACTACTGTACTAATATTAGGAGCAGTTGATGTCATAATAAATGTTGACAATTCTGAAAAACTAAACTTGTCTCCAAAGTCCCAAAATTCTAAACTAAAGAATGTATTAATAGCATTGATAATTTGTAATTTAATATCGTTATCATTAGTAACAATGTCTGGATTCTTAACAACTTTAAATGTTGCTTGTAAATCTAAATCTGCTTTGTTTCCAAATAAAATTTTATATTTTACTGGATGGTAAATTACTTCGTCACTGATCGATTTAATCTTATTAATTGAACTTCCAAAACTCTGGAACAATGCATCAGTGCTAGGTGGTAGAGGTTTAGTATCTCTAGTACCTGTTAAATATTCTCTATATGATCTATCATATGTTTTTGTTAATAAGAATGTATCAACAATATTTGTTGAACTAGGATCAATTCTATTGTTTTCATCAGCACTGTGTACATATTGGAATTTAAGATCGCCTCTTCCAACATATGCTTTATAATTTGTAACTAATGAAAGTGTAGAAGTTGTACCCGAATACTGTTTAAAAACATCAGCATCAATGAAGTAAAAAATTACACCATCGTCATAACTAGATAGTGGTCCTGTTGCTGATTCATTTTGTCTAACAACAATATTTTCAACTTGAGGATTAATATAATTATAATTTGTTGATTTATTATTGCTAATAACTTCTTTTAAAAATACAAATTTCTGATCTGGATTTGTGTCAGGATCAACAAACTGTAAAAACGATTCTGGATTATCAATAACACCGTCATCGTCTGAATCAAAAAACCCTACTTCTACTTTTTTACTATTAATATATCCTTCAGCATCTCTATATTCTTTAGTGATTTGCCAAGGAAAATCAACAGTTAATGGTGCCGCACTATCAGGAGTTTTGTTAATAGAAAGTAAGTTAATCTTATCTCTAATAACTTTACCACTTCTGCTATCATAAATTCTATCTGTTTCATCGAAGTAAAACTTAACTTCCTTATCACTTTCAAAGATATAACGCACACCCCTGTATGTAATAGTATATTTTTCTCCGTCAGTTTCAAACAATAACACCCAACTTGAATCTAAATTCTGATTTGAAGTATCACCTGTTTTACCCATATTAAATGCGTTACTAACGTTTAAGTTATTATTGAAAATAATTCTCCATTCTCTGTCTACAACATTATATCTTAGACCGAATGTTCTATATGCAAAAATTTGTTCTGCCATCTGTGAACTAACTGCGTCTGTAATGTTAGTTGCAAACTTAGGCTTAATTTCGTTAAGTATTGCGCCTGTTGGAATAACATCGTTAAACACAATAGGGCCAGTACCATCTTCAAAGTTTTCAGTACCGTCGGCGTTTATTCTAACTACTTTAGTCCAAAGGTAAGTTACGGCACCATCTGGTGTTGCATCACCAGTTTCTAATTTGTTTTGATTTTTAGTATCAAAATACTGTCCTGTTGGAGCAACAAATTTAATAATTGAATTTGGCTCTAAATATCTTAATGTACTACCTGTAAATGGACCTGTTGTATATTTGATACCTAATGTATCTGTTAAATATCCGCTCGAGTTATTTGTTTGATATGCTACTTGAGTCCAACTTGCAGACAAGTCGCCAGCGGAAATTTTAGGAAACTCTCCTAAGTAAAAGTTCTTAACTTCTTGACTAGTTAATAATGGTTGAATTGTATTTGCAATTCGACCTTCAACATCTGTTCTAGTAGCAAAACTAAAATTAATACGTTTGCTTAAAACTTCTTTATAAATTGCACCGTCATTACCATAAATGTTAGTGCTAGAATATTTTCCAGTAGCATCAATTAAATCAAAGTACCTACTTACTCCGCTTGCTGTTCTATTAACACTTTTTGCTTTTACAACTTCTTGACTAACTGTTAACGGTGCTACGTTATAATCTTCAGCAGTAATCATTCTATTTTGTGTATAGTAAGTTGCTGGAGCGTTTTGTTTAATACTTCTTGTTGATTCAGTTGAACTTGAATTGTCAACTGTATATTTTAAAGACATAGTAATGCTAAGAACTTCGTTAGTACCGGAAGCACTTAGATAAGGAACACTGACACTAATATTTGTCATACTATCAGGAGTAATAGTAAGTTTACTTCCTATGCCTTTTCTAAAATAACATCTAAAATTTCCTTTAGGTAAGTTTCCAAACGTGCCGTCTGAGAAAATTAAACTAATTCTATCTTCAATTCTACTTAAAACAGCAAAGACGTTTCTTTGATTTTTATTTAAACTGTTGTAGATAATATTGTTACCTTCAACACTATCAACCTTTGTCCATAATTCTTGTTCATTGCCGTTGGTATCTAATTTATAAAGCCAAACATCTGAATTATTAATATTTGTAGTGTCAATAGCAACTGATTGATTTTCGATTGGGCTTTTAATACTAAAGTTTCCTTGGTCTAAAACTCCCTGTCTAAAATGTGCAAAGTATCCTGTATTTGACGAACCTGCTCCTTTACCGTCTTCTCTATATAAGAATGCTAAACTGTTACCAGGTAATGGAGTTTCTTCAGAGATTGTGTTAGAGTTAATAGTACAACTTGTTACTTCAAACACTACATTTTTTTCGCCTACGTTTTTACTAAAACTATAAACTGGAAGATTAGTATTTGTAGCATTAAATCTATATTGTTCTGTAGTAATGCCGTCAACCTGTCCTTTTTTAACAGGTCTGCCAACAATACCATTTTCTGGTAATGCTGAATTTAAAATTTTACGGAATTGTTCTGACCAATCAGGATTACTTGGATCGTTCCAAACAATAGTTTGTCCTGATAAGTTTACTCCATTTGCATCTACAATATCTTCAGTTGTAGAAACACTATCAAACTTTAGTAAACCATTTGCACTTTGATTACGCTTTGGATTGTAAGAAAGTAGTCGTGCTAAACGTAGTACGGATTCTCTACGTTCTGCAAGTTCGATAAAGTTTTCACGAGCATTAAGATCTACTCTAAATGCCAAGTTTTGCCCGAGGTAAGCAATAAGGTCAATTAGAGCAAGATATTCTGAGGATTCAATATAATCGTTAAAGTCTTCTGGATAGTTTTCACGCAAATATGCGATCATTGTTCTACGTAGACTATCAAAGTCATATGACCTAAAGTCTGCGTTTCTAAATGTTTGATATACTCTCTTCCAGTCTTCTGCAAGCAGTAATCTATTCTGTCTATCCGTTGTTGACATCTATTATTCCTCGTTATAAGTATTTATTTGTTTTCGTAAACTGAGTACTTAATTCTTTAACCTAAGAACCCAGCATTCTGGTCGAAGGAAAATTTCATCTGCTCTGATATATTGTAAGGTAGATATGATAACTCACATTCGATTTGAATACCGCTTTCGTACTGGTCTACAATAACATTTGTAGCATTAACACGAGGGTCACTATTAATAATGGTTGTTACATCAGTTACGATGGCTTCTTTAAGTGTTTCAGTCATTGGTTCAAATAATACGTCCCATATAATTGTTCCAAATTCTGGATTTTCTAACTTTTCACCTTGCCTAATATGAAAGTGATTTAATAGATCTTGTTTAATTAAACCAATATCATATAAAGTATATTGCTCGTTGTCAGGATTAACCGTACTTAGGCCTCTATAAGTTGACTGTTTTACCGGTTTTGGCTCTACAGCATTACTTTTAATCCTAACTGTTTGAACTGTATTCTTTTCAAGTGTGCTCATATCAATATTTATCCGTTAGTTTTTCGACTGTTTTTTAAAGGTATCAGGTACTGAATCAATATCATTATAGCCTGTAATGTCCATTGCTGTAGTTCTATCAGTTTTAACAGGAGTGTATTCATTAGGTATTACGTTTTCATGATGTTCCCAAGGCTCATGTTGTGGCAAGCGTTTGTGTAGAGACGCGGTAGCGGTAGCGGTAGCGCCAGGAACCACGTGAGTGGACAACGGAGTTGTCGGTAAAGCAATTGGACCGTTCATATGAATGTTTGATGCTGTTTCAACATGGTCTACTCCACTATTAACGTAACTGTATGCTCCGCTAGTAATGTGTGTGTTAATGCCTGCTAGAGTTTTAATACTTGCATCTGTTTCAAGTTGTATATCAGACTTGGCTAATAAATTAATGTTACGACCTGCTTGCATATTGATGTCTCTATCAGCAGTTAAGTTTACATCATTTTCACTATGAACACTTAGTGAATCTTTTGAATAGATATCAATTTTGCCATTAGCACTCATTTGAATCCAACTATTACCACTACCGTGATTAATATAGATTAAATCTTCTGTATTATGTAATAGAATTTGATGTCCGGTTCTAGTGCGTATTCTTGTTAATTCATTATGCGGAATTGAAGGATCACCTCCTCTTTCGCCTAGTGCAGAATTTTTAAATTGTTTGTTATGTGTGCTTGCAGGTCCGATTCTAGTAAAATTTTCATCACCGTCATCCATTACAAAACTAGTACCACCTAATCTACTATAAGGAATATTTGCTGTTGCACCTTTTGTTCCATACGGTGCTTTAGGCTTTCCTTTACGTTTATCATATGGACCTGGAGTACTAATTCCTGTTACCATACTAGGAACATCGCGTCTTGCACTTGAAGATGTTAATCCTCTAGTACCGTCAGCGTTTAATCCTGCTCGTGCAAGCATAGACATCCAGTCATGATTAATTGGCTTCCTAAACTTTGTTGGGTCGGTACCTGTATTGTCTTGAATATTCTTTTTATTAATTTCGCCAGTAACTAGTTTACCAGTTATTGCTGAACCAAATGCTTCTGAGATAGTAGGCTGTCCACTATAATAACTAGTTGCAACTCCCCTGTCGGGAACTGTAAAATTTGTATAATTGTCAGGAACGCAAGCAATGTAATATCCCATATTGGGCTGGCCTTCGATAAAAATAACAATTACTCTTGAGCCGATATCAGGTGGAACTGCCCAAAAGCCATACGCTTGTTGAGTATATGCATAATCTTCATTTTTACTTAGACCAGTATAAGGTGTTTGTCCAAAGAAAGGACTAGAATACTTTACTTTAAATGTTTGTTCGTCTGCCGCAATGTCGTTAGCACTGCCGGTTGCTTTTAGTAATTCAACTTCAAGGCCTCCCATGAAGTTAGGATCAAGGTGGCTAATTACCCTTGCAATATACGGGCCTGGATCTAGTTTACCTTTACTGCCTGCGGTACGCTTTGTTTCTGCCATTTACAATCCTTATATGTCTGTGTTGCCGCTATTATTAAGACGTTTTCTTGCAATTTCAGTTCCGCCTTCTGTTACTAATGATTCATACACATGAACTGGAAGACCAACTTTTTTAGTTGTTCTAATTTGACTTACATCTACTCCTGCGGTTACTAATGCTTCAGGACTTGCGTTCTTTAAATATTCGTCAATTAAATCTGCATCTACTACAATAAGACTCTTATCAAATTCTTTTGGTTTTTGTCCTTGAATTTTCTTTTCTTCATTTGTAATCTTAGTAGAAGTTTTGTCTGATTGATCAGTTTCTGCTTCAGGTCGTTGATTACTTCTACGTATAAGTTCAAGAACTTGTTTAAACTGTCCTCCAGCAAAAGTGTTCATTACTTTAATTACCTGATATAAGCCACTGAACTGGTTAACTGCGACTTGATCGC